AGTTAAAACATCGGTAGTATAGTCATCGATATAGTCAACTGTTTGTTTTGCGATACGGCCATGATTGAATAGTTGTATGCCTGGTAAAAATTCGAAGATTGGACGTTTAGCTCTAGCGGTTTCTGGAGCAGAAAAATCTTCTCCCCTTAATTGATGTGCGTATTCTAGAACTTGCCTATGGAACCAACGATTATAACGGGTCCACGGATTTAGATCAATACTGTCTCTACTAACGACAATATAATCTTGTTCTGTAGGATATGTACTAGCATCATCAAAGGGTTCTGTGTCGAATCCACCATTATCAAAAACTATTTCAGGAACGGTTTTTGCCAGTTTAGGAATAACCAAATCATCCCAGTTGACCACATTAATTTTAACACCTACGTTTTCGATCACCCAACGGCCTGTAGCATATTTTGCAGGAGTTACATTACCTTTAAATTCCACAATCAACCCTGTGGTAAACTTGACTCCATTACCGCTGGTGTATGTTTCTTTGCCTATGACTTCTTTTTCGACATCAACGAAAGTATTTGATTCGATGTTAGCAATTATAATACGACCAAATCTATCAGGGGTTATCTTTCCTTGATAGAACAGTACATCTGGCGAATCATAAGGAACTTTAAATTCTAGAATACCGTTTTCGACACCGTTGTTGGTCACACCGTCGTTGTAGTCAAGTGCTGTTCCTGTAGATATATCTTCTACGTATGTCCAATTGCTGTTTTCTGTGGATATGGTACTACCGTCACCTTGTAAAATGTCAATATTAGCTTTCCATAATTTGCCGTCGTAAACTGCAAACTGCCCTGCGGCATAGGCTCTGTTAGGATTGAATATCAACGAACCAGTATCATAATTGGTTCTAATCACGAATCCCTCTTGAGGACAGTTAACTTTAAACTTATAGGTTTCGCCACGATATAATGTCAGAGTAGGATTATTAGTGTTGCCATCTGGACTTAGAATAAATGAATTTACACCTAGCTTGACACCATATTGACTGCCCACTGTGCGAGGCTGTCCGTAGACGTCAACCGGTGGAGGGCCTTCTGGTACCCAATAACATTCAAGGAAGTTTACATACTTGTCGCAGTGCTTGGGAGGATTCCAGCTGTAGTGATCCTGTGATGTTATTAGATTATCACGCTCGTCGTCATTGCCAAAGAATTTTAATTGATTTTTAAAATCAATAAAGTCGTAAAATTTTTCTACGGAACCATCATCTTTTTTAACAACAACTCCTGGTTCTAATTGATATCGGCTTCTTAGTGTATTATCAGAATCTAGATAGACATCTGGACTACGATATGTCTTGCCATATCTACGACCAATATATCCTACTAATTTTTCTAATGATCCTGGTTGCATCAACGGATCGACTACCGCAGACATAAATTTGTCGTTGGTGTCTGATCTAAATATTGAAGGTAACAGTTCTACTGTTTTTCTAATCGGTAACCCGCTCTTTGGAAATTTTTTATCTGCCATATTATGTTGTCGTTACAATACTGTCAATTGGGGCTCTAACCTCAGATGCGGTTATTGCAGAAACTATCACTACATCGTCTACTGTAGCTCCATTAACGAAAATTTCATCTGGGCCACTTTGTATTTCAAATAAACTGCCGAATGATTGGCTGGTCTGTCTTGGTACTATTATTATATTACTGATGTCAGGTGCTACTTGATTTAATACATAAGTAACCAATTCGCTGAGATAGAATCTATCACCAAAATCCCAGTTTGCGATGTCAAAAAATTCATTAATAGCAGTAACTATTCTAACTTTTAATTCATTGTCATTAATTGTTTGATTAGGATTTTTGACCACTTTAAATTGTGCCTGCAATTTTGTTTCTGCTTTGGCACCAAACAATACTTTGTATTTCACCGGGTGGTAAATGATATCGTCGCTGATAGATTTAATAGCATCTAATTTACTACCGAAGCTGATCTTCAAACTGTCGCTGTTGGGTGCTTCGGGTTCTGTATCTGTGCCTCCTGTTAGATAGGTTCTGAATGCGGAATCATAACTTCTTGTCAATAAGAAAATATCAACGATATTACTTACACTAGGATCTATTCTTCTATCAACGCTGGCATTGTGTACATATTGAAATTTAAGTTTATCTCGACCAACCACACCCTTGTATGTGCTCTCTAATATCAATGTATTGGTTATTCTATCAACACGTTTAACTTGATCTTCTGCAGAATCATAAAAATATATTAATTGTCCGTCATTATAGTTAGAAATCGTAACTAATGATTCTCTTTCAACTATTAATATTAGATCGTCTGAATTGTCTACTAATTGATATACCTGAGAGCCGGCCTCGTCAATTATTTCTTCAAAAAACAAATAATTTAATTGTGTGTCCTCACCTACTATCTGTTCAAAGGATTCTGGATTGTCTACAACGCCGTCGTCGTCGCGATCAGAGAACGCCATTTTAATTTCTATAGAACTTTCATAACCATCATCAAATTTAATTGTGTCATCAATTTCAAAGATAAAATCATTACCAATAGGCGCAGCTGATCCTGTACTAGATTTGTTGATTCCTAGAACTTTCACCTGATCTTTGACCACTCGTCCTAGGTTGTCGTTGTATTGTTTTTCATTGGCATCAAAATAAAATCTATTTTGTTCTACACTACCGAACACATAATTTAATCCACGAATTCTTATCACATATTGATCTACATCTTTCACAAACGCCAATATCCAAGATGCATCTAAATTACTGTTTGTGGTGTTTCCTGCTTGACCTAGACTGAAATTAGATACTAGATCTATATCGCTGGCTGAAATTATTTTCCATGCTGAAGTAGGCACATCAAATCTTAGACCAAAGTTTAATCCCTGGAACGTTTGATTGACTATTTCTGTTTCTAGTGCTGTAGGTAAATCATTAACAAACTTAGGAACGATTCGACTGGCTATTGCACCGGTTGGCACAGGATCATTAAAAGTTATTGGCCCAAGTCCTGTAGTTAATACTCCTCTACCAGCATTGGTTCCATCTCCAACTATTCTAACAGTCTTGGTCCAGAGCCTATCTGTTTGTTCTGAGTCGTTAGAATCAATCAATACCAGCTCTCCTTTCTTAAAGGCATATCCGCTAGGAGGAACAAATTTAATTAGTGCACCTGAAGAAAGATATTTTAAACTGCTGGTAGAATATACTCCGACCTTTAACAGAGAATTGTCAACTACATTTTTAAAATAACCAGTGGCCATATTAACGTCTGAAGTAACGCTTTGCCAAACGCTGTTTAAATCTGTAAAAAGAATTTTATCAAATTTAGTGATATAAAAATTATATACATCAGTGTCAGTAAACACAGGTTCGACACTGCGTCTAATGAAATTTAATATTTCAATTCTACTGGTGAATTTAAAATTTAATTGGCTTTCTACCTGTTCTTTATAGATAAAACCGTCGTCGGCAAACACATTTATACTGCTGTATTTTCCGCTAGCGTCAAGTATTTCAAAATTTCTGCTGATGCCACTGGATGTTCTGTTTATAGATTTAATTTTTAATATGTCTTGTGAACTAGACAATGGTGCAAGATTATAATCTTCTCCAGTGATCATTCTATTCTGCGTATAATACACCGCAGGAGCATTGGTTCTAATTGAATCGATATCTTCCGATGCAGCACTTGAAGCCACAGAATATTGAAGAGCCAATCCCACAGTTAATGTTTGTGCTTGACCGTTCTTGCTAACATATGGAATTGAAATATTAATTCCTCGCAGCTCTGCAGGAGCGATAGTATAACTTAATCCGTTGCTGACTCTATAGTAGGCACGAAATGCACCTTGTGGTAAATTTCCATAAACCCCGTCAGCAAATACTAAATCAACTCTGTCTTCTTCTTTGGTTTCAACTGAATAGATATTTCTAATGTTTTGTGTAATGCTGTTATAAGCAATATTATTACCAATTAAACTGGCGACTTGAGTCCATTGATCTAATTGATTTCCGCCGCTTCCTAAGCTAAACAACCATACATCGTCATTGTTAATGTTTGCACTATCAACTGCAACTGTTTCATTGGTTGTTGGAACATCAATAGAAAAATCTGCAAGTTCTAGGCTACCTTGTTTAAACAATAGATAAAATCCAGTGTTCTGACTTCCTGGACCTTTACCATCATTGCGATATATAAATCCCAGTTGGTTTCCCGGTACCGGCGGTTCTTCATAAACCGCATCGCTGTCTTTGAAAGCTGTACTAACTATTTCAAAGGTCATAGATCTTGCTGCTACAGTTTTGCTGAATGTGTAGATCGGAACATCAGTGCTGATTGTCTTGAATCTATATTGTTCTGTGGGAATTCCCTGTATTGTTCCAGATCCTTGGCTACGACCAAATTCTGTGTTGTCGGCCATGGCTGCGTTGAGAATAGTGATAAACTGTTCTAACCAGTTGGTATTAGTTGGGTCGTTCCATGAAACTATCTGATTGGCTAGATTTTTACCGTTTGAATCTAATAATTCTTCTGTGGTTGTTACACTGGAAAATTTAATTAATCCGTTGGCTGCTATATTTCTTTTGGCGTTGTAACTAAGCATGCGAGCTAAACGTAAAACACTTTCTTTGCGTTCTGCTAGCTCAATAAAATTTTCTCTTGATGCTAGATCGATACGGAAAGCTAGACTCTGTCCTAGAAATGCCACTGCATCAATAAGAGCCATATACTCGGACGATTCAATGTAATCATTAAAATCTTCTGGATAATTTTCTCTTAGATACGTGATAATAACTCTGCGTAGATTTTCAAAGTCATATGATTTAAAATCAGCATTCTTAAATGTCTGATAGACTCTGGTCCAATCTTCATTGAGTATTAGGTTATTTTGTCTACTAGTTGTTGTCATTGTCAGTTCCTATATCATATTTACCAAACAAAATTAACTGCTTAGTTAATGATAGAATTATTCTTGTCAAAATCAAACGTCATGCGTTCATTGATGTTGAACGGTATGTATGTGACATCTGCCTGTATGCGTATTCCAATATCTGTACTATCAATCAAAACTTCGTTTACTACAATTCTCGGATCGTAATTGATTATTGTTTCTACATCTTTAGCTATCATTTCTTTAACATCTTCAGTAAATTGTTCAAATAGCATATCCCAAATAATAGTACCAAATTCTGGATTTTCTAATTTCTCGCCCTTGCGAATATAAAAATGATTGATCAAATCCTGTTTGACTAAATCAATGTCATAGATTTTATAATTCTTAGATGATTCTTTAGAATTGAATCCCTTGTAGGTAAATGTGCCGCCTTTATCACCTACAGAAGCTGTGTTAGTTGCGACAGTTTTTTGATTGTATAATTTATTTGCCATACTATCTCCTAGGTATCCCTATCTGTATTTGTTGGCGTTAAGAATTGGGGTACTTGATTTTCATGCAGGGGCCACGGTTCGTGCATCGGTATTCTCTTCATAATGCTGGATATAGTTCCTGATTGATATTTTGCTGTTGCCCAGTCAGCTGAAGTGGACGTAGCTGGATTAGCATGTGTTGTTAATGGTATTACCTGTTCTGCTACATCAGCTACATCAGCTAAATCTCCATTCATATGTATCGTGCTGGCACTTTCTCTGAGTTCTCCTGCTGCTGCTATATGTGTACTCGCTCCTGAAGTAAATCTATTGTTGGCTGCAGAAACAACGTTGATATTACCTGTTGACGCTAATTTTGTTGTTCCGCCTATTTTTTGATCCCAGTTTGAACCCACAGTGATTTTTCCATCTGCTCCTATCAGCAGTTCCATGTTGGTTCCTATGTCTGCCTTTAGTCTGCCTCCAGATTTCATGTTGATGTTTCTGCCGGCTTCCAGATTAATATCTCTGTTGGCGAATACATTGAGGTCAGTTTCTGTATGAATACTGACACTGTCTTGAGCATAGATATCGATCTTACCATTTGACGTCAATTCAATCCATGTGGTTCCCCTAGAATTTCCAATGTAAATTAGATCTTCTGAATTGTGCATCAATATCTGGTGCCCGGTTCTGGTTCTTACACGGAAATATTCATTATAAGGAATCGTTGATTCGCCGGCGCTGGTTGCTGTTTCGCCTGTGCCTACGACTTTCTTTTCAAGAAGGTCGATGTATTTTACCGGACCCGAAGCTGCGGAAGTTGCTCGATGATATCTATCATCCCCGTCATCCATGACAAATTGTGTTCCGCCTAATCTGCTGATAGGCACAGGAGAACTTGTTTGTCCGTCTATTGATCCGATGTTTGCACGTTTAGCATTTTCTCTGCGATCTACTGGGCCGGGGGAGGATATACCAAATACCATACTTGGTGCTTCTCTTCTACTTGACGTTGTTGTGACTCCTCTAACATCGTCTTCTAATAATCCCTGTTCTAAAAATCTATCTGCAATAGGATGAACTGCTTTTGGAATTTTTTCTACATCAATAGTTTGGTCTTTAGAATTTAACTTTCTATTAACTTCTGCTACTGGTAGCGGTGTTCTTTTAGTAACGTCTTGATTTACTCCGTATTTTCTCTTGTCAGCAGCATCTATATCAAGTTCCGTAGATCCTCCGATCGCCGGGACCATATGATTTGCAAATCTACTAGGTACACATCCTATCCAGTATCCTTGTGATGGATCACCGTCTATGAATACTACCAATACTGTGACTCCGACATCCGGTGGTACGAACCACATGCCATAGGATTTTTGTGTGTCGTTGTAGGCTTCTGCTGTGGTAGATCCTGCAGCACTAGGTCTTTGTCCTAGCGCCTGTTCTCCTTGAGTCTGTTTCGCTATCGCAGAATTCTGGCCCATGAACTCAAATCCGGTATATCCAAAGAATGGTTGAGCGCAACTCACTACATAGGTCTGAGTATCTTGTCCTATGGTATTACCTTGGTCTCTAAGCAATGTGACTTCGAGGCTACCCATAAAACTTGGATCAAGATGGCTGATAATCCTTGCAAGATAAGGACCGTTGCCTATTCCTCTAGAGTTTGTTAATTCCGCCGACGAGCGTTTATCTTCTGCCATTTTTTATCCTATTCTACCTGTTAGAGCTGCACGACGTTGTGCGTCTTCACTTGTTGGGACTGCTCTTATTTTTGTAGCGGTATCTGATACACTATTACGATCAGGTATTTGAGTTCCAAACTCGTATGCTCCTTCATCACCGTTTTGCGCTCTAATAGTTTGACCTGCTTCTGGTGGTAATTCTTTGTATTCTATATCCTGACTTGGCATTCTCATGCAAGAAAGTTTTTGTCTAAAAGTACCATCAGTGAATACACTTTCACATTGATTGACTTTGTAAATACCGCTAAAGGGACTTTCTTTGCCGCCATAGGAAAATTCATAGGTTCCATTTCCTTCATTGATATCTGACGGTGTTCTAAATGTTAGATATATGTATACGTCACTGCCTTCATAATTCATTGTGCCGTCTTCGGTTATTTGAGAATTATTTTCTGTAGCAGGAGCAAAATAATTAGCAAATCCGCTATCTACTATCCAATAAGGATCTCCTAGGATTTCTATGTTAATAGTAACCATTTCTGTTTGATTCTGAGTAAATGCTTTATGAAAAGCTTCTGCTACTGCCTGTTCAACATCCTGTTGTCTCGATCCGCCTTTGATTTTATCGTCTAAAGCGTCCGGGGTTCTGCGATTTCTCTTTCTGCCGCCTGTAGCTAAAGCAGCAGCAACCGCAGCGCCTTTGCCTGCTTTAGCTTCTTTGTTCTGTTGAGGTGCTGGGCCTCCACTGGTATTTGGATCAGACGCTTTAGCACTGTCCGCTGGATTACCGGGCGGGGTTCCTGTAAAGAAAGAGTTTTTAATTTCAATATCAAATCTTAGAACATCAACATTCTGTCCAGTGTAGATATAATTGTATGCCTTAGTAATTTTTTTCTTTATAGGGGCATAGTTGGGTACCGAAGTTGGATTTGAAAATATCGATTCGTGAACTAAGAACGGCACAACTCTATATGTGAATCTCTTGGCAAAATCACCGGTAACTATGTCATAATCTAAGAGTTCTATTTGAACGTCTAATCTAAACCACTTAATAAATCCGTCTGCGGTTCGACCAGTTTTTGATTTAGGATCTATGGCTTCTTTGGCATATTCCGAGCTTAGAATAACCTGATTTATTATCGCGGTTAGGGACTGGCCTTGAGC